AAACAATATAGATCCATCATCAGCAAATTATATATTTGGTACAATAGCAGTTAATAATATACTAGCAGCGGAAGGGGGTCGAGCTGGAGATACACAAGAAGAACTAAGACAAAATACAATATCTTCAATATCAGCACAACAAAGAACAGTTACATTAGATGATTATATGGTTAGAGCATTAAGCATTCCATCTGAATATGGTACAGTTTCTAAAGTTTATATTGAAAAACCCAAATTAACAGATGAACAAGTTTCAACAATAGAAACTTTAAATTTATGGGTTTTATCACAAAATTTATCAGGTCATCTTTCAACACCAACAGAATCATTAAAGAAAAATTTAAGAACTTATTTATCACAATATAGAATAATAGGTGATAATATTGAAATAAGAGATGCTTTTATTATTAATATAGCAATTGACTTTGAAATAATAGTATTACCTAATAATAATAATAATGATGTTATTTTAGCATGTATAAATTCCTTACAAGA